CTTAGATAACTCACGCATCTCTGTGCTGCTGTAGTGATACTCACCCGTCACCTCAGATGTTGAGTTGTAGAACTCCATGATCCCAACCTGATAGGCCACAGAATCCTTTGTGCTCTTGCCCGGCAGATGGTTGGCGTTCACAAGCTCTGGTATCCACAAGTGGTCATTGCAGCCCTCTCGCTGCTCATCAAGCGTCAGGGATTTCTGTTTGCGCTTGCAGAACCACACGGCGCCGTTTGATTCAGTCAGTGGCTTCACGTTCTTGCAGTTCCTGCAGTTGACCGACTCCGGCAGGCGGCGACCAAAGTAGATGTTGCGATACAACTCCGACTCATTCTTCATGCGCCAATCCTTCTCAGACATGCGCGTGCTCTTGTCGGGGGCGTCACTGGTGATGATGCGCCAAGCCCTAGCTTGAGCTTTATCCCACATGTCTGGGTTGTAATCGATGATCTCTTCGTACACCTCGTTAGTGTTCTTGTTGACCACAACAACCATACACATCTCTAGGCCAAGCGCGCCCATGTAAGCATGAATCTGCCATCGATAGGTTTCGCTCCATTCCTCATAGCTTTCAAGCTTCACGAGCTCTTTGAACCGCTTGTCGTTGGCGCTCTTGACTTCCAACAGTAGGATCACCTCTTCACTAGGAGGTGGAAATACGCCTTTAAGGAGGCCGTCACAAGAGCCTGCGAAGTGCCCGCCAAGGAACGATGCACGAAATTGGTTGCCGTCCTTATCATGCGAGGCGATAGATATCACGTCGGTATCGCGTATGTTCTCAACCACTTGGTCCTCGATGCGGTTGCCTAGATCAAACAAACGCAGCATCCTGCCGCCGAAGGTAGAAGGTAAGCACCAGCGAAAGCCCATCCACTGCTTGTATTCATCGTCATAACCTATCCCGCTGAACCCAAGGTGCCCACGAAAGCGGTTGTCTTTCTCTGCTAGTTGCTCATCGATCCGATCAAAAATGGACGCTAACGACATTCCAGTACTTACCCTCTTTTCTTACAGTGATTTGTTTGATGTGTTGCATGGCGCCGTTTTGGTTGACCTCAACCAAAGCCTGCTCAATGGTGCTGGGGCACCAATAGTTGTTGGTTAGTGACCGCCATTTCTTCTGTGCCATCATGCCAGCCTTTCCTTTCATGCCGATCATGAGTGGCATGTTCTGTGGCCAGTAGTCGCCAGGACTTGAGAACATGACATTGAGATACTCATTGCCGTTCTTTGATGTCTTTGATTCGGCTGAAACGTACTCGATGTTCTTGATGCGCTCGTGTTTCTCTACTGGGTCTTCCAGTTCATCTGATAACACAGAACCTTGAGCCGCCTGCCTAGTGGCGGCAGCATCCTTCTCTTCTTCTTCAAACAGCTTAGGCTGCTCAACGGGTGCTGGCTTCAAGGCACCGCACTCAATACATGCGTCACGATCTATGTCGTTGACCGCCACGCATGAGTCGCATATCCAGATCTTAGTTTGCTGCTCTTTCTCTTTGTCTTCTTTGCTTGGAACCGATGGACGGGCAGTGTCTATGCAGCCGTGCCGATCCATGTTCTCGCCATAGTCCAGCAGCATGCAGTCTTTCTTGTCGCCCCAAGTGCGCATGCCTCGCCCACAGATCTGAACATACAAGCCAAGCGACTTGGTGGGACGCAGCAGTGCGATGCAGTCTGTGCGTGGCGCATCCCAACCTTCAGTCAAGACAGACACATTGCATAGTGCGTTAATCTGGCCGTCCTCAAAACGCTCCAAGATATCTTCGCGCTCTCCCTTTGGAGTCTCGCCGGTCACCACTGCAGCTTCTATGCCTGCTTGGCGTAGGTACAAACACATCTTCTCGGCATGAGCTACAGTGATACAGAAGAACACAGTGCTCAGTCGGCCTTTAGTGTACGCCTTCTCAATCCAGTCATCGATGATGGCCAGCATGGTCTGATCTTCCATAGCCAGCTTCTCAATATCTGACTCACGATAGTCACCACCCTTGAACTTGACCCGCGCAGTTGACGCATCAATTACAGCCTCATCGTTCACCTTGAAGGCCGACAGACGGCACAGGAAGCCCTGTTGGATCATTTCAGGTATACCTACACGGTAGGCAACCCCTGCAAAGAAGTGCTCCTCAAGGCCGTATATGAAGCCCTGACCCATACGATAGGGTGTGGCAGTCACGCCCAGTATGCGTGGCGTTCTCCAGATGGAGGACTCAAAGTGATCGAAGATCTTGCGATACCGGGTGTTGGGGTCTGGCGCCACATGGTGAGCTTCATCCACGATGATGTAGTCAAAGTCACCAGAGGTATCAAGCCTGCTTGGTGTTGCCAAGGTATCCCGACTAGCAATGACGATACGCCCATCGACTTCGTATTGATTCAACCCCGCAGCCAGAATGCCTGATGGTGCACATGGCCATACCTTCTTGAGTTTATCCTCTGCTTGGCTGACCAGTTCCTGCCGGTGAGCTAGGATCAGAATCCTGCAGTCGGGCTCTCGCTCAAAGATCTCCTTGATCAGGGTGGCGAAGACAACAGTCTTGCCAGCCCCGGTGGGTAAAACGATGAGTGGGTGCGTGTCTTGGGTGTTGAACCAATGGACTGCCGCATCAACGGCTTCGCGCTGATAGTACCTGAGCTCCATTTCTTCTTTCTTCCATGAGTTTGCGGTAGGTGTTGCGCCAATATTCCTTGGCCCAACTGTCCTCTGGTGATTTGTAAATGCATCGCAGCACGGCGCGCTTACGTTCTTTGAACTTAGATGAGTTTTCTGTTGCTAATGACATATCCTTTCATCCTCCATGACTTCTGCCACATTTGTGTAAGAACCATCTTCAATGCTTTCAACAACTTGTGGCAACAACTGAGTCATGAGCTCATGATCACCATGAGCTAAGTTCCAGCCCAGTGAATAGACCATCATCACCTCAAACAGGATGCGTGGCTCTAGATCTTCTTTGCTGACCTTCACCAAGTTTCTGATCAGGTCCATGGCGTACTCGTGATCCTCACTGCCGCCTTCCATTTCCATTTCAAAATCGTCTTCTTTTGAATCTGTCATATCAAATGTTCTCTATGTTGTTGATCTCGACATCGACAGTGACCTCGTTGTCAGGCCAGCCGCCACACTTGGCGTACAGTTCACCAATACGTTGAGCGGTATCCACCAACAGAGCGATGTGCTCTTGGGTTTCAATCTTTTTGCGGGCACTGTATTGCTCGCGTGTCTCAACCAAAACGGTTTCACCAGGGTAAGTGCAGTCATCGATCTCAACATCAGGCCTTTGCCACACTTGACCCTTATCGTCTTCGTCAACTAAAAACCAATAATCACTCTCGACCATCTCCCATTTTCCATCCTTATAGGTTCGTATGGTTGGAACCTTGTGGTGCCAAGTAGATGAAAGGTTTAGGTTGGGAATCGGTATCGTGCAGACACGCTGCTTCGGGCCGGAGTGGAAGTCAGCCTCCTCGCCTTGCGTGTTGATGGTGATGTACGCATCAGAGTATTCCATCCACCAAGCATTGTCTGGGTGGACGATCTTGTACTTGTCTACCAAGTCTGGATCATGGTTCTCGATGGCTAACAGAGCCTCCAGTTCCTCAACACGCTCACGTTTCTCAACGAACCTCTTTCGTGTCGATTCTCTTTGAGTCTCTGAGTCTTTCAGACGACGCTCAGCATCAACCAACTTCTCGTTGGCTGCGTCTAGTTGCTCACGCAGTTGTTGTTTGGTTTCAGTCTTCATAATTATTCCTTTTGTGTTTTTGACTATCCAAGTAACGATAGAAGAAAGGCAGCACCGTAGATCGATGCAGCGATGCACACGCCCATGATGATGCCCTTCTTCGTATCGTCATCCATCTAGCGCCGCTACGACCAGCTTGCGGTGTTCAGACCAGGAGCAGGTTGTGCCGGTGCCTGTTGTGGCTGCTCAGTCTGAGCGTGTGGCTGTGCAGGGCCAGCACCAGACTTGAACGAAGAGATCTTGTTCTTGTCTGGATACGTTCCGCCGCTAGGATTGGGGCTACCCTTTTCAATCTCGATGTTTGCCAAGAAAGACTTGCCCATGCAGCCACGCACCATGTCCTCACTGAGGTTCCCAGATGGGTTGCCGCCTGACGCAATCATCCAAGATTTGAGGCGCCCAACGCCCACTTGGTTGTTGAGTACAAACCGCTCCCAGACCTTACGGCCTGCATGCGTTGGGCCTACCACGTTGAATTCAAACTCCAACATAGGGTTGCCATTGCCCGACGTTTTTCGCTCGTACAACGCTGCAGAGAGCGTGTATTCACCTGGCGGGAACGGCGCAGAACCCCCCGAAGTTTCCTTTACATCGTCAAGATTGATATTTAGATCGTCTAAAGACATAGCTGATTACTCCTCAAGCTGCTTCAGTGTTAGTGGTTGCAGCGAGTGCTGCGGTGTAAGCTTCCATGAAA